TCAGGGCTCTGCTCTGCAAGGCGGTAACGGCATCATCGAGATCGCTGGTATCCACATCTACAAGTCAATGAACATTCCGTTCCTTGGCAAGTACGGCACCAAGTACGGCGGTACATCTGGTCAAACCTCTCCTGGTAATACTGGTGATTTCATCGGTCCTGCACTGGAAGATGCTTCAGGTGCTACTACTGGTATCAACAATGACTACGGCACAGCCGCAGAAGTTGCTGCTACATCTTGTGGTCTTATCTTCCAACGTGAAGCAGCCGCTTGTGTTGAAGCAATCGGTCCTCAAGTACAAGTCACCAGTGGTGATGTCTCTGTGATTTATCAGGGCGACGTTATCCTTGGCCGTCTTGCAATGGGTGCTGATTACCTCAATCCTGCTGCAGCTGTTGAGCTGTATGTCGGTGCAACTGCACCTTCTGCATTCTGATTTAAATACTCTTTGGGGTCTCTTCGGAGGCCCTTTTTTTTAACCTTAAAATAATATGGCTTTTCCAACCACTAATGCTCAGCGAGAGCTGCCAGCTGTAAATCAAATACTACAGTCATGTGGTCAAGCGCCTGTGACAACCCTAGATCAAACCAACCCGGACGTTGCGATTGCCTATCAGACTTTGTTAGAAGTCTCACGGGAAGTACAGGCGGAAGGATGGTCATTTAATAAGGAGCTTAACTATGACATGCTTCCTGACAGTAATGATGAAATACCAATCCCAAATAATATCTTGCAAATTGATGCATCTAAAAATGCAGCTAATGCACAAATTGATGTTATTAGGCGGAGCGGTAAACTATACGACAAAGCACATCACACATATACATTTACAAAGAAGGTATCTTGTGATATTACTTGGTTGTTCGACTGGGTAGATATTCCAACACCTATCGCTGATTTTATTACTAGCAAAGCAGCTACAACAGTTTCAAGCAGGATTGTTGGAGATAGTAATCAATACCAAATGCTCCAACAAAAGGAGGAGTTCAATAGAGCAATGGCTATGGAATATGAATGTAATCAAGGTGATTACACATTCTTTGGACATCCTGGTGAAACTAATACATACAACAGCTACAAACCGTACAACGCGCTTTATCGTTAAATGCCAGCAGTAACTCAACGGATACCTAACTATCTTGGTGGAGTATCTAAACAATCAGATGACAAAATGCTTCCCGGCCAGGTCCGTGAGTGCTACAACGGATTTCCTGATGCAACATATGGTCTTACAAAAAGACCTGGCTTTAAGCATATTGCAAACTTAGGAACAGGTTCAACATATGATGATGCTAAGTGGTTTTACATCAATAGAGATAATGATGAAATCTACATTGGTTGTATCAAAGGAACAGCTATTTATATTTGGAATGCTGTAACTGGAACAGCTTGTACTGTTTCATACGGCAGCGGTGCTCAGGCATATCTTTCATCGACAAAACTAAATTACAAACTGCTTACTGTACAAGACACTACAATTGTAATTAATACTAGTGTAACAGTAGCAGCAAAACCGACGCCTACGCCAACCCCAAACGTATTAGGTACAATTGTTCTTGAAAGTACTATACCTGAAGCAAAGTATTATGTAGAAATTCAAGGTGTAGAATTTAGTGTAACAGCGCATGATACAGACTATACATTCGATGACGTACTGACAGACAAGTCAGGACATAATATTAAAGACGCTGTTACAGCTGGCATTGCAGCTCAACAAAGTGCAAGCAATGCAAACTTTAATGGGACATGGACAGTTACACGGAATGGTAATTCAAGTCTAGATATAACTCGCGTAGTCAGTGGCACACCAACAGCTTTTACTTTAAAAGTAAGGGGTGGTAGATCAAATAGCGGTCTTAGTGCATTTCAAGATGAAGCCTCAAGCGTAGGCCTATTACCACTAGAGACATTTCATAATCATCAAGTTAATATTGTAAATACGATTACATCAGCCGATGATTATTATACCAAGTTTGTTGCAGATAATGGGGTTAGTGGGCGTGGTTATTGGGTTGAGACAGTAAGTCCAAAGGTCTCGCCTGGAATTGATAACTCAACAATGCCACATGAGCTAATTAACACAGCTACTAATACGTTTGTCTTCCAAAAAATTGGCTATGCCGATAGAGATGTTGGCGATGAAATTACAAATAGTGACCCTAGCTTTGTTGGTGAGAAGATCTCAGCAGGTTTCTTTCATAACGATAGGTTAGGATTCCTTTCTAAAGATAATGTATGTATGAGCCGAGCTGGCAAGTACTACAACTTCTTCTTTGAAACAGCACAGGCAACGCTGGATTCAGATCCTGTAGACATTAGTTGTTCCTCAATTATCCCTACGGCACTGTATGCAGTACTACCTACAGCACAAGGCGTAATTTTATTTTCTGCACGTCAGCAGTTCATTCTGTTTTCAGACAGTGGAGTGCTTACACCAGCACTGGCAACCATCAGAGTCATCGCTAATTACGAGATGGATAACACTGTGGAACCTGTTGATGTAGGTACCAACATTAACTTTATTAGTAAGACTCCTGGCTATACCAGAGTCTTCAGCATGGTTACCAAAGGACAGCAACAGAACCCCCAAGTACTTGACCTCTCGCGTGTAGTGAAGGAGTGGATTTCACCCAACATTGATCATCTAATTGCTAGCCCTCAAAACTCACTAATTGCATTGTCTTCACAATCAAGTAAAGAAGTATTTATTTTTAGATACTACACAGATGGTGAGAAGAATTTGATGGAGTCGTGGACAAGTTGGTTTATGCCTGGTAATACACAATTCATGAACATCGACTCAGATGACATGTATGCAGTAACTAAGCAAGGTAATCAGGTAGTGCTTTTAAAAGCAGCATTAAGCCAAAGCCCTGAGCAAGCAATTATTGTCAACAACAGAGGTCAAAGAGTTAATCCATGTATGGATTTATATGCAACAGCGTCTAGCGTTGTATATGACACAACTAATAATTTATCTAAATGCTACTTGCCTTATAACGATGTAGCAGAGCTTACTCCTGTTCTTATTATCAAAGGTAATACAAGCACTGGTTCATTTGTTGAATCAGGCTTTACCATCACTCCAGAACGGAGTAATGATAGTACAGGACCATACTTTATAGTGCCGCAGAAAAACCTTACCAGTAATGCTAGCGATGTCATCGTAGGATTTAAGTATAACTTTGATGTTGAGCTACCTACTACATACTATCGACCTGAAGAGAAGAAGGCAGACTTCACTGCAAGTCTAGCTATTGCACGGATGAAGTTTTCTGTAGGACTTTCAGGTAACATGAGCTTTAAAGTAAAACAACAGGGAAGAATCCCTTATAGCATTGACTTTACTGGTGATGGGTCTACAACAACATTTCCATTTAATAAGCGTGATTTAAATTACGAAGACAGGAGTGATGTAAAAATTACAGTTAATGGTATTGCTACTACAGCATTTAACTTTAGCAACGCTACAACAATTGTATTTACCTCTGCACCAGCTGCTAATGCAGTTATCAAGATGTATATCGATGAATGGTTCCTTACTAATCCTGTGATTCAAGCAAACAACTATTTAGCCAATGACGTCCCATTAGATAACGAAACAGTATTTACATTGCCTATCCATCAACGTACAGAAAACTTTAAAGTAAGGATGTTCAACAATTCACCATTTCCTGTTGCTGTAAACGCAATGATGTGGGAAGGCAATTATACACCAAGATTCTACAGGAGAAAGTAATGTTTGGAGCAGCAGACAGGAACAACGACAATAGGCGTGCGGAAAGGGCAGAGTATAAGAGGTGGAAAGAAGGCTGGAGAGCAGAGGAAAAAATAAGGAAGGCCGAATATAAAAGGCAAAAAGAAGAATATGAATTAAATATTGAACAAAACGAAACCCAATTACGCTTAAATGAAAAAGGTATACTTCAGGAGTATAACCAAGCAGTTGATAGACAGAATTATCAATATGACAGAGCAAATGAAGCATTCGGACGTTCACTAGACCAAGCAGAAGCGCAAGTTACCTTTAATGCCATAGCAGAACATGCTGCTATGATGGAACAGCAAATTAAAAAGAAGGATGATCTTCTTTCTGTAGTATTTGATGAAGGTGATTCACTTCTAGACTATGCATATGGGACCGCTGGTTTAAGAATAAATAAGAACAATAAATTTGCTGAAGCTGCTTTTAATGAGGCACGGTTTGATGCCAAATATTCAGCTGATATAGGTGCCTTTGGAATAGAGCGTCGTAAGACTCAAAGCGACAGTCAGATAGAAGCACAAAAGGCGATTGTTGATGGCATGAAAGCTGTTGGTCAGATGCGTTCTCGCGGTAATGCTGGCAGGTCATCGTCAAAAGCAGTTCTAGGCATCATGGCTGAATCAGGTGCTACGAGAGCTGCAATTGCAAATGGTCTGATGTATGCCGAGCAAAGCATAGACCTTGGAATTGCACAGCTGAAAGATATGCTGATTTTAGACCAGACAATGGTACTTGCAGCTAGAGATATGGCAAATAATGATTATGAGTACAACAGTGCAAAATTTGATGCATCACTTGAAACAGATAAGATTAAACTTTCTGCAACAAGGCGAAGCATAGAAGATAGGGATAAAATTGTAAGGCAAAACATATCACTTGCAAGAAGGCAGGCCGATATGCAAGCAGCAAACTCACTCTTATTGATGCCTACTCGCCTCCCTGAATTAACGGATCCGAGAGAATTTTATGCTGAATATGATGACCCCGAAACTGAAGACTATGTAGAGATGCTGCTCAGGCCAAGGTATCAAGACTTCCCTGACTATGTACCGGCACCAGAGTTAAGTTATGAAGATGACTTCCATTATAAGTTAGGCAGAGAAAATGTAGCTGCATCTAACTTCGGTGATGCACTGAAGATTGGTGGAATGGTTGCAGGTGTTGCTAGTGGAGTTGGTAGTCTTGCTGCTGGCGGACTGTTTGGTGGCGCTGCTGCTGGATCAATGTTAAGCAGTACAGGTTTCTTAGCAACTGGCGCATCAACATTCGGGACAATCGGTACAGGACTCAATACTTTAAGTTCTAGTTTCTATCCAAGACAAAGGTAAATGGCACAATTTAAATCATCTGCACGGGAAGGAAGCTTTTCTAATAAACAGTTAACCGTACCTGATGCAGTTCAAAAGCAACAGAGTGAAACAGAAAGACAGCTTCGGGGCATGGATGATGCTCAGAGTTATCTAGAAAAGAACGAACGTATCTTCCGACAGGCACAGCAACAAGCCTTTAATATAGAAAAAGATTTTCGTTCAACAAGCTCACAGCTTGAACAGCAAAACCTTAAGGCTCAAAGAAGCCATACCAGGCAAGCTTATGAAATGGAGCTTGTTAAAAAGCAAAATCAAGATAAATATAAGATTGATACGCTTGGCGCCCTTATTGATTTTTCTAAAACTGCGTTAGACACTACCTTCACAATTGTCAAGCAAAATAAAGAGTTGCAGTTAAAGGCAGTTAACCAGATTGCCTTTTCAGAAAAATACTCTCATAAAGATATTCTAAATGCACAGAGTGTAAATAGCTCGATCTCAAATGCTGAATTTCAACGAACAAATGTAGTAAAAAAATACTTAGAAGAAGGTAAGTCTCAAGAGTTCATTGACACTATGTATAACCATCTTGTAAAAGGTGGCGGGTACAGAAACTACATTGCTAATTCAAATGTATTAAGAGAGCAAGCGGGGATTAATGCACAAGTAATTAATCAAATCAATAATAATCCAAGTTTATCAATTGAAGAAAAACAAAAGCAAATAGCAATTGCTGACGCAAGGATGCGTGGTGAATTGACAATTGATGGACAAACACCTGCTCAACAAATACTAGAAAAGGCATATAATCCAACAATGCGCCGTGCTCTTGACAGAGCAGAGCAAGTTACTAATCAGGAAAAAAGAAATCAACTAGCCAAAGATTTTGAAAGAGATCAGCGTTCAACTATCTTTGATATTGCATTTAGTGGTGGGGGCTTCAATGCTCAAGGTGTAATGGATGCAATTGCAACTGATCCTAGACCAGGGGCAATGAAAGATACAATGGAATATTTAGCTTCTGCTGATCTAACTTTAGATCAAATTGAACAGCTTGAAAAAGCTCCAATTATTAAAGATGGAAAGGTAGGAAATATTTTTAGCTTTGGATATAAAGATGCTGCGGCAGTACTGAAAAATGCTAAGAAAAGAGCTTATGAAGATATCAGAGCTGTACAGGCCTTGGAAGCGCAGCAGAAGCAGCTAAGTGCAGAGATGGAAATCAATCAACTTGCACAGCAATTAGCTACTGATGACGGTAGGCTAGATAATAAAGACTATAGAGATATCTCAAACAGATACTACGAATTAGCTGGACGTGGAGCTGATCCAAAGGTTCTTGAAGGTATTAAACG